AGGATGATGAGATAACCGAGGGTGATTTTTGGCAGCATTTGTTTTTCTCCGATCTGTTGCTGTTGAGTCAAGGTTATCCACACTTGTGCATGACTGTCTAGGCGTGTCGCGTGTGTTTACCTAATCGTTATATTGACCGAAAGTCCCAGTCTTGAACATTCATAAACCTGACTAGCACTCCAGCCTTGTCACCATAGGTTTTACGACAGTTCAGGATGATTACCTGGCTATCGTCTTTGATGACATGACCGGTTGCTGCGTCCAGGATAGTTCTGGCCAGTTTGTCGATGTCGGGTTTGACTGACGGATGTTCTCGTTTGACTGTTTTAGGTCGTTCAAAAACGAACGTCAGCTCGCACCTGACCGGGTCTTTTGTTGGGGATGCTCCACGCATACGATTCGCGACATGATCACGCCAAGCTTTGTGTTTCTTGTTGGCCTCAAACATGACTGCTCGCCCGTTGACCACCATCGCGGTCTTGGAGCCTTGAGGGATTGGTGTCCCTTCAATGAATGCGTGAAACAGGATTGGCATTAGAACGGGGCGTTCACATCGTCAGCTGGTGCATCGGCTTTGCCGTCTGAACCGAATCTGCTAGTGGTGGATGGGACATGGCGGATAATGCGTGGCTCGTTTAGGGAATGGTCAACGACTGCACGAGTTTCGCCATCTTTCTCGTATGAACCAACTTTGCTGCCTAGTGTGCCTTTAAGTTCAACCCAGTCGTGATCAGCGACGATGCCGGGCTGATTGTTCCAAACCGTCCATTTGCGAAATACTCGCTTGCCCTGCACTTCAAATTCTTCCCAAACAGTGAAACGTCCACCGTCGGACACGTTCGAAACGTTGCCTGAAATGATTACTATTGCCATTCGATTTTCCTTAACTTAATTTATTTAATTGTTCTTAATTAGTTCTTGTTACTTTATAGGACACTAGCGTCCTCTATTGCGACCATTTTTGTCCTCTATTGGTGTCAAAAGTGTCCTCTATTGCGACCATTTCTGACCTGTATTGCCGCCGCTTTAGTCGAGTAATTTGCACGACCTCCGCGGCTCTTTCTTTGTGTGCTATCGACCGGTCGCATCCTTCTGGACAGTCGAGAATCACAAAGTATTTGTTGGTGTTTCTAGCACCGTAACCCTGCCCCTGATCAGCAAGAACATCAAGCTCGCAAAGTTCACGCAACTCAGCGATGTGTCGACGAATCGCCCGCTCACTCATGTTCGTCATGTTGGCCAGAGTCGCCTGAGACATCCAGGCACCTTGGTCTGATTCAAAATAGGCGATTGCTGTTAGGACGAGTTTGGCGTGTGGGCTCGCTTTGCTGTGATGCAATACTGCGGCGACTGCTTCAAAACTCATTATTGTGCTCCGTTCCTGCTAGGCTTGACTTGCCTCTCACGCGTTCTCCGATTCCGCGTGAGGGGCTTTTACTTTAGAGCCGACCCCATCGCTTTGATTGCGTCGAGAACCTCGGGTGAAGCCTTCTTCTTGACCGCTTCGCCGTATAAGGCTCGTAGAGCCTCTACATCGCCTTTAAACGATAGTTCGTTAGCACGCTCCATCCAATCGCCTTGTAGAGCCTCCTGTGGCTTCTGACGGGCTTTTACTTCATCAGCCGAGGCGATACTGCCAGAGTTCTTCGTGTCGGCTCCAGTCGCGGCCACAATGGCACGTCCCCAAGCGGAAGTTTCGGCGACCATAACTTCGGAGTCTTTGGTGTAGGGAGTTTTACCTGGCACTGGCTCCCATGCCGAGCCGATGCCAGGTCGCTGATCGTCGGGTGTGCGAAAACAAGCTGCAACATACAACACGAATGTTTGCTCGCCAATGGTGTGGAACTCGAGGCGGACTTGTTGTAGTGAGCCGGTGGGGTATTCGGCTTTGAAGTCGCGAATGCGTGTAGCGACATCGACGTAATCTTTGGCGAATGCCATTTTGTTCTCCGATTCTATTTTTTGTTATTTGTTTATGTTCTTAGCGGCGAGTGTAGCAGAACCAACACTCAACACTGCTGCAACGATGTTCATAATCTGGCCAGCGATGCCTTCAGTGGTAACGCCTAGTGTAACTAGGAGCGGAACGATAGTTCCAATAACGCGGTAGATCCATAGACGTGTTTCAGCGTCAAGTTTCATTTTTTGCCTTTCGGGGCTGGCTTAGGTTTAGCAGCTGGTGCTTTTGGTTTGGCTGGGTTTGCCAGGATGTGTTTGAGTGGGTCGATGAGCTTGGTGTAGATGCACTCATGGACGTTTTTGCTCGAGGCGATGCTGAGGTGTAGGTGTGGGCCAGTGGTTAACGTGCCGGTGTTTCCGACTTTGCCAATCGGGTCGCCAGCGTGCAGATAGTGACCGACCGCAAGATTAGGTTTTTCGAGCAGGTGGGCGTAAAGAACAAACAAGCCGTCTGACGTGGATTGAATGAGGCAGTTGCCTAATCCGTCTGACCAGAACACCGACTTGACTGCTCCGTTGGTGATGGCTGGAATGACTTTGCCTTCACCTGGCGACCAGTCCTGTCCGCGGTGCGGGTTTTTGCGATACGCGGCCATGTTGCCAAACTCGTCGCCTCGAGTAGAGGCTGGGAATGGTTCAATGTATTCAGCCAATACCGTTCACCACAATCGAAACTAGGACAGCGGTTGCAACGGCGGTTGCAACGGCAGTGATCCAGGCGCTTTGCCAACGTGCCTTTTCAAGCTCGCGAATGCGTGCTTCGTGGTCGGCGATGATTTCCAAGCGTGCCTCAATGACCGCTAGACGGTTCGAGATGTCTGCAAGTAGGGCTGGGGTTGTCGCGCGAGGCGTATCCTCAGCCATTACTCTGCGTCTGGAGTCGATTCAGCAGCGGCAGGCTTACCCTTTGGGGCTGGCTTGTTGTCTGCTGGTGATGGGAATGGTGCGTGGTCTACGTTGCCCATTAGTTTTCCTTTACTGGTTCGAGGATGGCTTTGCAGCCTCCGCATTCGGCTGTGGCCGGGTGGTCATCGCCAAAGTTGTATTCGATGCCTTCGTTTGGGCATCCTGGGTGGTGGCAGATAAAGACGCTCATTAGACTCCTTGATACATGATGGTGAACTGGAAGTAGCTTCCAGCAGTCGTCGCCCAAGTGAATGGGCTAGTTGCGGTTTGGCTCGAGAGCGTTGCGGTAGCACCTGCGGTTCCAATGGTTTGCATACGAGCTACTGATGGAGCTGAACCGGTCGCCAATACCGAACCTAGATAAGATACCGCACCGCCAGCGTCACGCATAAGGCAAGTGCCAATAGATCCTGAACGGTTAGCGGATGCGACGTCCACTGGTAGGGAGATTGAGAACTGGCCACCAACAGTTGGGGTTGTTCCCATCGTGACATAAACCTGAGCCACAACAGTCTTACCGATGCGAGCATAGAATGCTGAGGTTGTTGCCCCAGTGCCTTGTGTAAGGTTGGTGAACGTTGGAGTCCATGCCTGCCATGCCAAGTCCCAAGTAACCCATTCCGTTCCGCTGTATACGGCAAAGTGATCGTTGCCGGTCAGGTAAGTAACCATGCCTTCGGTTGGCGTAGGGATTGCGGCAGTTCGAGCAGCTGCGTTGGTAAACACATTCACAGACTGGTTGACCAAGTATGTGTTGATGTCACTTGCCAGGGCTGGAGTCCCTGATACGAAAGTTTTGTAAGCCATTTAGATACCTCTCCACAACTCTATTGTGATGTCCCAAGAATTCGGGGTAATGCGGTCTTTTTGTTTTGTAACAAAGTATGTTTCAGAGAAGTCGATTCCGTTGATGCTGTAACCGACGATGTTTGGGTCAAAGATTCGGTCTGCAAGCCACCAGTCCCAAAGTTGCCCTGATCGTTGCATGGCATCGAAAGTCAATGATTCGACTCGTCTAAGTTTAGTTGTGAGGTTTAGACGGTCGAGCCATAGCTGCGTGCCGGCAGAGTTGTCAATAGGGACGGTCACGCTAAGGCTGATAGCACCATATAGGTCGTAGGCGTCCCCATTCCGTAGCGTCAGGCTTGAGCCGCCGGTGTAGGTTGCGATGACTTCGTTTGGTAGGTCGCGAGAGTCGGCTTTCATGACTAGGTCAGTCATGCAAATGTGTGTGCCGCTTGTTGTTTCGTGTGTCGTCGAGAAGTTGAACGAGAACGTGTTAGCAATCTCGGTCAAGTCTTGCTCTGAGCGGTAGTTCATCGTGCCGTCGCGGTCAATCCATAACGCACCAAGGCCAGCAGTCAAACAATCCTGGACAATCTCTCCGACAGTCGTATTCGTGTAAGTCTTTGCGGCCAAGTAATAAACGTCAGGGTTGATGTTGCCGCTCAGACCGGTGTAGTAGGTATTTGCCAAGTCGGTTAGGACATTACCTGGATAGTTGGCTAGGGCTGGCACAACATAGGACGCCACTTTGGTATTCAAAAAGTCTTGCATAGCATCCACCGCGTTGATCGTGATGATGTTGTTGCCTTTTTGGTTATACGATGCCGAAAAGTTGCGAACAATGCCCTGCCAGATAGCAATCTGTGAACCTGGTGAAGTGTCAGGGTTAGGTTCAATCATGATACGAACCTGCGTGCCTGGATGAATGGCCGAGTTCGAGAACGGGTCGTATGTCACGCCTTGCATACGGATTTTGGCAACCGATGATGAGGGTTGCACAAAAATACCTGATTCAAGCTCGCAACCTTTCTCAATGTCAATGTCAAAAGTTTCGCAAGCTA